TCGATCAATTAGCTTTAGAAGGAGATGGTATGACTACTAAAATTAAACCTTCAGAAGGTGACCCTACTAATATGGCTTATACTGACGCAGTAGAAGAAATGCAGGTAACAAACAAAAAAACAGGTGAAGATATTACAACACACGTTATATCTTTACTTAAAGGTAAGATTGATCAAAAGGAATTTGAAAAACTTACCGGCTTAAGAAAAGAAGGTAAATATAAATCAGATGCTCAAAGAAAAGCAATCTATGCTACTAAAGCTGAAAAGGAAAATGTAAACGAAGAATTATCAGATGATCAGAGAGATGCTTTAGAAGAGTTAGAAAGAATTCTAGATCAAGCTGGTCAATTAGGAGGTGAAGCAAGAGATATTATAGCTCAATCGTTTCCTAATCATTTATCTCAAGGAGATGCATATGGTGCATTTAATTTCGGTGATAGTAGTAATTCATATGATACTACACTATCTTCTATAGTACAAAGCATTTACGATTCAGATGAAGAAGATATGGATGAAGGTAGAAATGTAGATGATCTTTATGATACTACGATAAATACTATGAAAAGACTTGCTAAAAAATATAAAGCAGGAGATAAATCAGTAGTGCCTCATTTAAAGAAACTTACAGATATTAAAAAGAAGCTAGAGCAAGAAAAGATTAGAAAAGCTTCTAATATAGGTAAAGGTCAAGAATTAGATGTAAAAGAAGCTGAATTATCTAAAAAAGAAAGATCTAAATTAAAAGATATTGTTAAGCAATTAAAAAAATCTGTAAAAGGACATGGCAATCAAGCTAAATATATTGACTCATTAGTAAAAGAAGATGATAAAGAAATAGCTCACGATTGTGCTAATCATGTAATGCATTTAGAACATGGTCATGGTATTTGTTTAGAAGGAGAACATACCTTATTAGAAGACGGTACTGTAACTCATTATGACGTATTTTTTAAAGAAGGAAGTAAGACAGTAAAGAACATACCAGTAAATGAATTAGATATTATTACTTCATCTCACCACGGACATAAAAGAAGAAAAAAGAAATGAAAAGATCTGAGTTAGATAGAATTATTTTAGAGCAGTATGCATTTTTAGAAAATGCTAAAAAAATAAAAGACTTACCTGTATCTTTCAAAACTGCTATTGAAAAAAGATATGGTAAAATACACCCAAAAGATTTCTTTAGTAACGACCTAACTCGTTATATGAAATTTGACGGTGAAAATAAAACAACTGGACAAGTTACTCATAAGGTAATACCCATTCCTTCTTTTAATAAAATGTACGATGACTTTCAAGATATAGTAGATGATATTAAAGTCTTGATGAGATCTAAAGATGTAAGAACAGATAAAGCTGCAAGAGAATTATTTGAACTTATAAAAACTAACTTTAGAAAATTACAAAGATATCTTAGAATAGAAAGACCTGATCAATATGCTATTATTAGAAGTAGAGCAGCTTTAGAAGAGTTAGTAAAGGATTTTAAAGTTCATGTTAGCATAATTGCAGAAGAAAAAAACTTATTAAAAGAAGATCTTTTAGATGAATTAGAAGAACAAGAAGAAGAACCAACACCAGAAGAGCCAGGAGATGACGAAGGAGCTGTATTAGAAGATGCTACTGATAAGATATTAGGTAAATTTCCTACAGTTAAAGCAGCTATAATAAAACTTCAAACAGAAGATTATAAAGAATTTGTAGAAAGTATAGATTGGATATCTCCAAGACCTACTTCATTTAGAGTTAATCTTAAAAACGGTCAAGAGTATATTTTAAAGTGGACTGGTAAAACTTTCGAAGCTCAAATAATGGGTAAAAGATACTTACTTTCAAATATAGCTGAATACCAACAAGCATTAGATAAACTTGCATTACTATATAAAGAAGCTCCTATGACTGGAGCTGGAGAAGGAGAGCCTGCTGATACTGACACCGGAGGCGGTGGCGGCGGAGGAGGAGAGTTTCCTGGAGATGATGCTGCTGGAGGAGGAGAAGAAGGTGGAGATGAAGTAGACGCTTTAGGTGGTGGTGAAGAAGGCGGTGGAGCTGACTTAGGTGGTGAAGAGATAGATTTTGAAGAACCAGCAGAAGAACCAGAGGCATAATGAACGTTACGGATAAACTATATAATGAGTGGGCTTGGAGAACTAAATCAGGTACTCCAGATATGAATGACCCAGAAGATAAAGCTATTTTAGATAAGTTATTATCAAATCTTATTTCAGAAGAAGAAAGAGAACCTAAGGAAATTTCCAAACAAGATATCATCAACTATGTAAAAAATGCTAAATTAGATGATACACAGGTAAAAAAACTTTACCAAAGAGTTACTAATTTTGGTAATTATAGAAATATAAGAAATAAGGTAAAAGAAAAAGGTTTCGGAGATAAAATATATAAACAGTATTCTCAACAAATTCAAAACATTATTGAGGACCTACCAGTTGAAGACACTAAAAAATTTTCTGAATATCTGCAAAAAGGAGGAGCTAAATTTTCTACTAATACCAGAGGAGGAAATATACTTAATGATATTGCTTCCCAAACTAATTTACCAACCAATGTAGTAAAAGCAGTTTTTAGACACACTGCACAAGACGAAAAAAAGAGAGGGGTAGGAATGGGAGAATTAGCATTAGTTCTACTTTTTGATAACGTTACTAATGCTTCCTCTAAAGGAGATTTAGCTATTGACGAAAAAGAATTTGAAGTAAAAGGTCAAGGAGCAAAATTAGGACCCAATCTTAGACCTATAGGTAATCAGGCTTTCATACAAGCTTTTTCAAAATTCGGAGTTGAAGGAACAGGTAAACCATCCTACCAAGGTAAACCTTATTTACTACAAAACATTAATCAGTTGCTGGTAGATTTATATAAAGATCATGGAGATGAAATCGTAAATATATTTAATGATATACTGAACACAGTAGGGCTTGGTAAAGTAACTAAAGATGATTTTAAAGATGCTAGATCTTTAAACACTGCTGTAGGTCTAAAACATTTTTTAGCATACCAAAATACTGAAGGATTTGAATATTTTATGGTACATGACTTTGGGGAAAAAGCTGTCGGGGGTAATAATGGTAGGTTTTTCTTCACATCCGGTTCTCCTGATAGTATGGCTAATGCTTTAAAAAAATCTGAAATTAGTTTCCAAAAAATTACTCCGACTAGGTTTGGTCCTAGAATAGGTATATTTAGTTCTCTTCCTACAGACTACCTTGAAGAAGATGAAACAGAATAAAAGTTATGTCAAACAAAATAAAAAAGATAATAGCACAGGAATATATTAAATGTGCAAAAGATCCGGCCTACTTCATGAAGAAGTATTGCCATATTCAACACCCAACCAGAGGTAGGATCTTATTTAACCTTTACCCATTTCAAGATAAAATATTACATTTATTTAGAGATAATGATTATATTATTACTCTAAAATCTAGACAGCTTGGTATATCTACTTTAGCTGCTGCATATAGTTTATGGCTAATGCTATTTCATAAAGATAAAAATATACTTGCTTTAGCAACTACTCAAGCAACTGCTAGAAATTTAGTAACCAAAGTAATTTTTATGTATGATGAGCTACCTAAATGGTTAAAATTACCATCAGTTGAAAAAAATAAACTATCTTTAAGATTAAAAAATGGCTCTAAAGTACAAGCTAAATCATCATCACCAGATGCAGCAAGATCTGAAGCGGTATCATTACTACTAATGGATGAGGCTGCTTTTATAGATAATGTAGAAGAAACATTTACTGCAGCTCAACAAACTTTAGCTACCGGTGGTCAGTGTATGGCTTTATCAACACCTAATGGTATTGGTAATTGGTTTCACCTAACATGGGAAAAAGCAGAAACGGGAGAAAATAGTTTTGTACCTATTAGACTACCTTGGACGGTACATCCTGAAAGAGATCAAAAATGGAGAGATATTCAAGATCAAGATTTAGGTCCTCGTATGGCAGGTCAAGAGTGTGATTGTGACTTTTTAAGTTCTGGGGACACCGTATTTGAACCAGAAGATATGAGTTACTATGAAGAAACTTATCAAAAAGATCCTTTAGAAAGGAGAGGTGTAGATGGTAATTTATGGGTATGGGAAGGAGTAGATTATAGTAAATCATATATGGTTGTAGCAGATGTTGCTAGAGGTGATTCTACTGACTATTCAGCTTTTCATATATTTGATATAGAAGGATGTAGTCAAGTAGCTGAATATAAAGGTAAAATAGCCCCTGGTGATTTTGGTAATATGCTAGTTGGAATAGCTGCAGAATATAATGAAGCATTACTAGTAGTAGAAAATGCTAATATAGGTTGGGCTACAATAGAAAAAATAATGGAAAGAGAATATAGAAATTTATATTACTCTCCTAAAAATCATTTAGACACAGTTGAATCATATATGAGTAAATGGGAAAGAGATCAATTAGTTCCTGGTTTTACTATGTCAATGAGAACAAGACCATTGGTTGTAGCTAAAATGATTGAATATATAAGAGAACATTCAGTTACTATACAGTCAAAAAGATTAATGGGTGAGATGAGAGTTTTCATATGGAAGAACGGTAAAGCACAAGCACAGGATAGATATAATGATGATTTAATAATGTCATGTGCGACAGCATTATACGTTAGAGATACTGCATTAAAATTACGTCAACAAGGGTTAGATTTAGCTAGAGCTCAACTATCTTCTTTTAACAATTTAAATGCAAGAAACAACGCTGTTATACAAACAGTTGGTATTCAGAGAGAAAATCCTTATATTATAAAGACAGCTGATGGCGAAGAAGACATAAGTTGGTTATTAAAATAGACTATTTATATATATTAAACTAATACCGTAATGGCGGACACTTCACTATTTGGCAGGCTTAGACGATTATTTTCTAATGACGTAGTAATACGTAACATTGGAGGTGATCAACTTAAGGTTGCTGATGTCAATTCAATTCAAAAGACAGGGAAATTTCAAACAAACTCCCTTATCGATAGATTTAACAGACTATATGTATACAATAATAGAAACGTATACAACCCTAATTTAAATTACCAAACCCTTAGAGTTCAATTATACTCTGATTATGAAGCAATGGATTCTGATCCTATTATAGCTTCTGCTTTAGATATAGTTTCAGATGAAGCTACTATCAAAAATGATCAAGGAGAGGTATTATCAGTTAAATCATCAGATGAAAATATTCAAAGAGTATTATACAATCTATTCTATGACGTATTAAACGTTGAGTTTAATTTATGGTCATGGACACGTAATATGCTAAAATACGGAGACTTTTTCCTAAAGCTAGAGATAGCAGAGAAGTTCGGAGTATATAACGTGTTACCTTACACAGTTTATAACATTATCAGACATGAAGGATATGATCCTGAAAATCCTAACGAAGTAAGATTCGAATTAGAGATAGATGGTATTGCAGCAGCGTCTGATCCTATGGTTACTAAAAAACCTAATAAGCAAAATATAACTTTTGATAACTATGAAGTTGCTCACTTTAGATTATTATCAGATGTTACTTATTTACCTTATGGTAGATCTTATTTAGAACCAGCTAGAAAGATATTCAAACAGACTAACTTAATGGAAGATGCGATGTTAATTCATCGTATAATGAGAGCACCTGAAAAGAGAATGTTCTATATTAATGTTGGTTCTATTCCACCAAATGAAGTTGATCAATTTATGCAGAAGACTATAAGTGCTATGAAAAAGACACCTTATATTGGTCAAGATGGAAATTATAACCTTAAGTTTAATATTCAAAATATGATGGAAGATTATTACCTTCCAGTAAGAGGAGGAGATACTTCTACAAGAATAGAAACTACTAAAGGTTTAGATTATGACGGTACTACTGACGTTCAATACTTACAATCTAAATTATTTGCTGCTTTAAAGATACCAAAAGCTTATTTTGGATATGAAGGAGACCTACAAGGTAAAGCTACTTTAGCTGCAGAAGATATAAGATTTGCAAGAACAGTAGAAAGAGTTCAAAGAATATTAGAATCTGAACTTACAAAAATAGCATTAATACATTTATACACTCAAGGTTTTACAGGAGAAAGTTTAACTAATTTTGAAATTAGATTATCTACTCCTTCTGTAATATTCGAACAAGAGAAAGTAGCATTACTAAAAGAAAAGGTAGATCTAGCTGCTCAAATGACCGATACTAAAATGTTCTCTACGGATTATATCTACGAAAATATATTCCATATGTCAGAAGATCAGTATATGGAAATGAGAGATCTAGTTAGAGAAGATACGAAGAGAATGTTTAGAAATGCTCAAATTGAAGCAGAAGGTAACGATCCTGCTAAATCTGGTGTTACTTACGGTACACCTCATGATCTAGCATCTATGTACGGTAGAAGATCTGTTGCTACACCAAAAGGTGGAGAACCTGGAGCATTACCTCCTGGTTATTCTGAAGTAGAAGATACTAAAGAGCAAGAATGGGGTCAGCCAGGACCAGAAGGAGGCAGACCAAAAGAAAAAGCTTCAGTCTATGGTACACAAGATAATCCTCTAGGAGGTAGAGATCCTCTAGGGCAACACGGTATGAAAGGTGGTTACCCTTCAGACAATGAAAACGTAATGGAGAACCAATCTACCAACACAATATATCTTCAAAATAAAAACATGCTAAAAAATATCGTTTTTACAAAAAAAGAAGAAGATACATCAGAGTTGCTAAATGAAGACAACATTAAGGATTTAGGTAATTGATGTATATTTATAAATGTAAACGTGTATAATGAAGATAAAACATTCAAAATTCCGTAATACCGGTTTAATTTTTGAGTTACTTGTTAAGCAAATAGCTGCAGACACACTTGATAGAAAGGATTCTGCTGCTGTTAGTATACTTAAAAAGCACTTTACTGGTAGGTCTACACTTGTTAGAGAGTTTAAATTATATGAATTTATACTTAAAAACAAAGGTATAGGTCAGCATAAAGCTGAAACTATATTGTCTACCATCACGGAAATTTCAAGAAAGCTTAATAGAAAAACTCTTAAAGAGCAAAAATACGGACTTATAGCAGATATTAAAGAAAACTATAATATAGAAGATTTTTTCTCTATTCAAGTAACAGACTATAAAGCATTAGCTTCACTATACTGTTTATTAGAAGCTCAAAATAATAACGAATTAGTAGACCCTAGTTTATTAGTAAACTTTAAATCTACTTTATTAGAGCACCTTACTACTGAAAAGCAAGATGCAGAAGAAGTAAAAGATACATTGGTTGAAGAATATTCTAAATATGATAAAGATTTAAAACTTTTAACGTTTAAAATATTATTAGAAAAATTCAACAACAAATATAAAGATCTTTTACCAGAACAAAAGAACATACTTAAAGAATTTATAACTTCAGTAAATTCCCAAACACGTTTACACACCTTAGTTAATGGGGAACTGAAAAATATATCTGAAAGAGTATCTGAGTTATCTGCAAAAGTTAAAGATGAAGTAGTTAAAATTAAGTTAGATGAGGTGTCTAAATCAATAAAACCTCTTTCCAAAAAAGAGAAAATAACTGACAACCACCTTATTAATTTAATGCAATATTACGAC